GTGCCGGACGGACACATGATAATATTCCGGGATGGGAACAAAATGAACACCGCGCTTGAAAACCTTATGCTGGTGACAAGGGGCGAAAACGCGGTGATGAACCGCAGGAAGCTGAGAAGCCGTGAAGGCGAAGTGACTGAGACGTGGCTATTGATAGCAAAGGTCATGATAGCGAGGAGGAAAAAGAAGGATGGCTGACAGAATGAGGGCAACCTTCCGCGCGCGCGCGCTGGCGGACAGCGGCGACGGAGCGCCGAGGCAATGCATAAGCGAGAAGTGGTATTTCACCATACTTGACGCGATGAACCAGCTGCACGCCTGGCGGCGGATGTATGAGCGCGTGTTCGTGTTCTGGGTGATTGACGAAACCGGCAGGGTGATACAGCTGAACAGCTTCACCGATGATACCGGGAATGTGTACGGAGGGATAGCATGAACATATTCGAGCAACAAAAACGGCATTACCCCGGATACGAAATAGGTCTGATAGAGCTGAAAGCATATAACTATACAGGGGCAACTGTGTACATGATATGCGATGAACAATGGCATGTTGAAGTAGGCACGATAACCAAAAATGATAAAAAAACAGTAGGATATAAGGATGGGGAGTATTATTATTTTTGGCCGCAAGTACTGTATAAATGCCTCGTTGAGTATTATGAGAACAGGGGTGGAATGCCTGAGACAGATACATATCAAGCCGTTATGGCATTGCTCTCATATTCCTGGGATGTCAAAGGATTGACAATAGAAAAAATAAACGGAAAAAAAACGAGATGCCTGAAGGTACCAATAGGAAAGATAGAAGGCTGTGCAGATGATAGTGAACGTATACAGAACAAAACAGAACGCGTAAACCATCCCGCGCACTACAACCGCGAGGGTGCGATGGAGTGCATTGACGAAATGGAGCTGGTGTTCGGCGTCGAGGAAGCCGCGATATTCTGCAAGCTGAATGCCTGGAAATACCGCTACCGCGCCGGTGAGAAGGATGACGGCACGACAGACCTTAAAAAGAGCGACTGGTACCTCAAGAAGTTTCGTGAGCTTACAGAGAAGCTGGGCGCGGTAATGGAGGATATGAAGAAATGAGGGAAAAGGTCACAAAGGCGCGGGAGCTGTGGAGGATGGCGGACGACGCCTTAGCGCTGAGCGTCGCCGGGGACATGGTCCATGACGAGCTGATGAGCGCGTACGGCGCCCGGATTTATGAAAGGTGCACGCGAATATATACCCGGAACGGGTACGGCAGAAACGCGCTGAAGAGCAGCGCGATACTCGGCAGATACCGCATGAGCTTCTACATTATGCGGATGATAGACGACAGCGTGCGCAAGATAGACGCAATCGTGAGCGCGTATGAAGCTGACAGGCAGGATGACATATGAGCATAACGACCTGCACGGTATGCGGTGAGACAGTGCCCGAGGGCAGGCAGATATGCTGGGTGTGCGAGGTTTACCCGAGGTTCAACAGCCTCGCCGCCGCGATACGGTACGCGAGGCTGAAGAAGTGGACGTGCTATGAGCTGACACAAAACGGCGTGCTGTGGACGGTGCGCGAGAAGGAAGGTGCGGGAGAATATGACGGGGACTGAATACCAGAGGCTGGCGCTCATGACGGTCAACAGGGACCTGAGCATGAGCGAACAGCTTGCCAACGGAGCGCTGGGGCTGTGCGGGGAAGCCTCCGAGGTTGCGGATGTGCTGGGCGCCATGCTGAGGCTGATGACCGCCGCGGAGTACATAACGGAGCTGACCGCCTCCGCCGGCAAGGTGGGCGACAGGATAAAAAAGGCGCTGTATCAGAACGCGGTGCTTGACATGAACAAGCTGTGCGAGGAGCTGGGTGACGTGATGTGGTACACCTCACTCATCGCGGACACCTGCGGGCGCGACCTGGACAGCATAATGCAGGGCAACATAGACAAGCTGCGCAGGCGGTACCCGAAGGGGCATTTTGACGCCGCCGACTCCGCGGCGCGGGCAGACCATAACGACAATTAAGGCAGGTGACAGGCTGTGACGTTACTTGAGGTTATGAACAATCTGAGGCGCGCCGGCGATGACTGCGCGCGGATCCGCGAGAGTATTGACATGCGCAGGGACGCGGTCACAGCCATAACCGCGAAATACGGCGATGCAGGCGGACACGGCGGCGGCGACACGGACAAGATGAGCGCGTACGCCGCGCGGGTGGAGCAGCTGCAGGACAAGCTGGACAGGCGCAAGAGGCAGTGGGCCTGGGAGATGGAAAACTGCCTTGAAATCGCGGACACGCTCGAGGGAATAGAGCGCACCATACTGTACAGCTATTACGGCAAGGCATGGACGCTTGACGCCATCGCCCAGAGCGCCGGCTTCACGCCGAGCTATGTGAGGAAGCGCAAGGTATCGCTTGACGATATGCTGCGCGATATGACAGTTAAGGATGTGCCTGAGTGGTACACGGAGGCATGATTATGACAGAGAGACCCTTCAAGCGCGAGGAGTACTTCGCGTTTAAGTATTTGATAGCGATTAACGCTGCGAGCGACATGATACTGCAGCAGCTGAAAGGGCGGCTGAAGGACTGCGGGCGGCTGAAAAGCGAGGTAAAGCGCACCGCCAACAGCGCCGACAAGCTGATAGACGCGCTGCTGCGGACTATCCCCCGGAATCAGCGCGCAATGCTGCAGAAGGAGCTGGAACATACGGAGTTCTATGTGAGGACGAACAACTTCTCAGCGTTTGACAATGACACGCAGGACTATGTGTGCATAAGCCGCGCGCACATGAAGGAGGCGCTGGCATACATAATGCAGAGCCAGTGCGAGATGTGCGAGAAGACCGGCAAGGAGGCAAAGCGGTGCAAGGTATCAAAGTGCCTGCGGAACCTGTTCCCGTACTTCACGCCGGAGACCATGCCGGACGGCACCTGCTATTACAACCTGTACCAGGTGAATTACAGCGACGACCCGCTGGAGAGACTGGCGGAGTATGACGAGGAAGGCGGCGCTGAATGAAAAAGCGCGGGCATCTGGTGTACAGGGTATTTAAGCAAAACGGCTATCTGTGGAGGATTAAATACAGGTCGAATACGCGGTGGCGTACCATGTTCACAGCGGAATTGCTGTGTTTGAGAAGTCCGGCGGTACATGAGACGCGCCTGGAAATGTACCGCCGGAGAGCGCAGGAAAAGACAGTAAGCTGCAGATTAATTAAACTGCGGCACAGGGAGGCGTGAGGAAATGAAAATGAGCTTTGATGCGGAGTGCCGGCTGACCGTGGACGACAGGACGGCGGCGTGCTGTCTGATGATGCTGGAAGTGTACCTGAACGCAAACCCGGATGTTGAAGTACTGCGCGAAAGACAGCCGGACGGGTATTGGAAATTCAGATTTTGCCGCGAGCATGGAGAAAAGACAGCTGACCCGGAAGAAGACGACAGGAAGTGACATATGACAGACCGTGAGAAAGCCATAGTAATGGCGTACACAGGATATGCGACACTTACCGGTGAGAAGTGGAGTATATTTCACGCATATGTGGAGGAGCTTGTCGGCAGACCTGTGTGGTCGCATGAGTTTGCCAGCCCGGTGTTTATGAAGATGCTGCAGGAGCTGGCATCGGATGACTTTGTAAGGATATGCGAGGCGGAGGATGAAAACGGACGGAAAACTGGCGCCGATTAACAACGGGTTTGAACCGAGGATGTGCACGGAGTGCCTGATGCTGTTCAACCCGAAAAACGAGTTTCACACGGTGTGCCCGAAGTGTGTGGCGTCTTCCGCGAGGAGCGCCGAGACCCGGGCGCGGAGGCTGAACGCGCTGGGCATGTGCGAGAAGTGCGGTATACGCAGAAGCGCCGCGAACAGCCGGCTGTGCTCCGCCTGCGGAAAAGAGCAGGACAGGAAGCGGACACCGGCGCCCAAACGGGTAAAGGCAGACCCCGCGAACGTGATGAAAAGCGCGAACGCGGTGCCCCTTCGGGGGATTGAGGCGGACGGCGAGTATATACCGCCGGAAGTTATCTACATGGCGAGCATCTGCGGACGGCACACCATAAACGGCAGGACGGAGTCGAAGTGCTCCTCCTGCAAAAAGGCGCACGGGGACAAATGCCTTTTCCTGGAAACGCTGAACCGTCTGCCATACACGGAGAGCACGCTCATGAACATGTGCAAAAAGGCGCTGCAGTACGCTTTTGGCGTACTGGCTATCAGCCTTGAGGATACAGACAAAACACTTTAAAGGAGCGGAGGAACCGCTTGAAGGCGCGCGGCGGTATGAGTATTATGTATACTGCCGAGGCAGGAGGGAGCCACGGATGAGCAACTACAAACCGTCAGAGCCGGTATACCATACAGCGATGTGGAAACGCTGCTGCATTGTCGTGAGGTCAAGACAGCAGGGCATGTGCGCCGAGTGCATGCGCGGATTCGAGCTGGGCTATGTAATCAAGCCGCGCCGCATCGAGATGGTGCACCACATAATACCCTACAAGGAGCGCCCTGACCTCGCCTATGACCTTGACAACCTCGAGGGGCTGTGCTTTGAGTGCCACGAACAGAGGCACCCGGAAAAGCGGCAGCGGGGCGGTAAGGACGACGACGCGCCGGGCGGGATAAGGGTGGTGAAGGTATGACGGAAAGAAGACCCCATGATTTGTTTACGGCAGAGACTGTGCCGGAGCTGGCGGAAAGGCATCTTGAGGAGATAGCTGAGGCGCGCTCCCGCGACGCTTACATGCGCCTTGTGCGCGCGTGTGAGAGCCGCCCGGGGGGCGTTGATGACGCTATGCTGATGCTGATCGCCGACTACGCGCGGCTTGAGAACCTCAAGCAGCTGCTGATTGCGGACATAAACACCCGCGGTCTGGGCAGAGAGTACTTCAACAGCAAGCAGAAGTACTACAAGCGCAACGAGTCAATAGGAGACCTCAAAAACGCGATAACCCAGCAGGCGCAGCTGCTTAAGGCGCTCAAGCTGACGCCGGAAGCGCGCAAGCTGGATGTGGCGGGCGTTGACATCGCAGGGGATGAGCTGAATGACTTCTGATATGAGCCTTCAGCTGACTCCGCAGCAGCGCTGTGAAGCGTATGTGGACGATGTGCTGAGCGGGCGCGAAATCGCGAGCCGCAAGGTCAAAGCCGCCTGCGAGCGCTACCGCCGCGACCTTGCAAAATCCCTCGACCCGGACTATCCCTGGCGCTATGACGAGACACTCGCCGAGCGGCCCGCGCGGTTCATGGAGAAGTTTCTCAAGCCCACAAAGGGCGACTATGACCGCATGGAGCTTATGCCGTGGCAGTGCTTCGTTGAATGCCAGGTTTACGGCTGGGTATCAAAAAAGACAGGGCTCCGCAGATACCGCGAAGCCCTCGTTCTCGTTGGATCCGGCAACGGCAAGAGCACACTGGTTGCCGGAAACGCTATTTACTCGACCTGCAAGGATTCCGAAAAGGGCGCGGATATATACTTAGCCGCGAACAGCCGGGAGCAGGCGGGCATTGTGTTCTCCGAGTGCAAAAGCGAGATACTCAACAGCCCGGCGCTTGAGCCGCACTTCCGCGTACTGCGGGACGGCATATACTACGACGCCAACGACGCGAAAATCAAGAGCGTATCGAGCGACACGAAGCGGCAGGACGGACTCAACCCGCATCTGGTTATATTCGATGAAATACACGAGTACCGCGAGTTTAAGCTGATAGATATACTGAGGCGAAAGGTAATCAAACGCCGCCAGCCTCTGATATTCTACATTACGACCATGGGCACCGTGATTGACGGGCCGCTGGCGTACAATTACGCGATGTTCTCCGACGCGCTGACAGAGGGGAAGCTGCCGGATGAGGTCGCGGACAGAATGTTCGCGTTTATCTGCGAGCCGGACCCCGAGGACGAGCTGAGCGACAGCAGGATATGGAAAAAGGCGAACCCGTCCCTCGGCGTACTGCTCAGCCAAAGCGACCTTGAAACCACATGGGCGCGCGACAGGCTGATACCGCAGCAGAAGGCTGACTTCCTGACGAAGCAGTTAAATGTGATGGTAAACGCCGACGACATGGCGTATGTACAGCCGGAAGTCATAAAGCGCAACTGCGGAGTGATTGACGAGGACGCGCTGCTGGGGCGGAGCTGTTACGGGGGGTTTGACCTTTCAACCCGCGAGGACTTCACCGCCGCCGCGCTTGAGTTCCCTCTGGATGACGGCAGGTTCTTCTGCCTGCTCCATGCCTGGGTTCCCAGGGCGAAGGTTGAGGGAAACCATGAAAAAATAGACTATTACGGGCTGGCCATGCGCGGGTCGCTCAGTATAGTTGACGGCGAATATATACAGCAGGAAGATGTCTTTGAGTGGTTCAGGCAGATGAATGAAAAGTACGAAATACTTACAATCGGCTATGACCCCGCAAACGCGACAAGGCTGCGGCAGATGCTTGACGCCGCGGGCTTCAACTGCGAGGTAGTGCGGCAGGGGCCGCTGACCCTCAATGACCCCATGAAGGACGTCAAGGAGCAATTGCTCGACGGAAACATCGTTACGAACAACGACCCGCTGTTTAACTGGTTCGTTGACAATGTACGGATAAGCGCTGAGCGCCGGCATACGGACAAAGGAAACTGGATGCCGACCAAGCGCAACCGCTTTCGGAAGATTGACGGCTTCATGGCCTTCCTGTTCGCCCATACTGTGCAGATGCAGCTGAACCCGGCGGGCGGAACGCATGAGATAGAGTTCAAGGTATACGACATATAAAAGCGACCACGGGGTCGCTTTTTGCGTGGAGGAAAAGAGCATGACAAGCACCGAAAAGGCGAAGCTGTGCAGGTGGGCGGGCGTGCCGTCAACAGACACCGCCGCCGCGGAAATCCTCGAGACCTGTTACGAGCGCGCCGAGGAATGGTACCGGGCGGCGGGCGTTGAGCCCTGCCCGGAGAGCAGGAGCTGGACGATGGACCTGGCGGCGTGGTTCTATGACAACAGGGGCCGCAGCGACGCGGTTATACCGCCGTACATCATCACAAGCGTGCACCAGCTGCGCGGAGGCAACGGGTATGTGGAATGATGCAAAAACACCGCCGGAGAAAAGCGGCTGGTATCTGGGCGTGTTTGAGTGCAGCGGAAGGCACGGATGCGGAATGAAGTGCAGCGGTGTGCGCTGCTTTTACTGGCAGACCGCCGCAAAGACCGCCGCGGTGTACGGCATAAAGTGCCGGTTCCACGGCAATGTGCTGTATGACATACCGATGGACGCCGAGAACACGGACTCCTGCGGCAGGATTGTCTCCTGGCAGGAGCTGCCGGAGAGGCCCTGACGGTGCGCCCTGTGTGCATGGTCTGCGGGGAGCCTGTCTCCGCGAGAAACAGCGTGTGCGGGGATTGCACGCGCGAAGGACACACAACGCCGATAGAATCGGCGTACTTTGACACGCAGGTGGACGCCATCGCATACGGAGAGAGCCGGTACGACTGGCCGCGCTTCCGGGTGAGGCACCTCAGCGACCATGTATTTGTAGTTTACAGCATAGGCGGGGGATTATGAGCATATTCAACAAAGCGAAAAAAGAGGCGCAGAAGGAGCCGAATTACGGCGCGATGCGCAGTGTGACCACGGTGCGCGGAGACTGGACGCTGTCTTCAAGCGAGGCGATATACGCCGCCGTGGCGAGGATCAGCAACGCGATAGCGATGCTGCCCCTGCACCTTTACAA